AAACCAAGAGAAGTAGAGGTGATTGTCCAACATTACTACAATGATGTAGAACTGCAGGTAATCGCCGAGCAGAATAACGAGTCTGTCAGTGCCGTAAAGGTGCGACTCATGCGGGCTCGCAACAAGTTAAAAGACCTATTATGATTAAACAAGTCACCCGTAAGTCCATGAAAATCCGGTTCTCCGGACGTTCTACCGACTATATTACCCCGTCATTTGGCTACGGGTGTCTGCTTAATTGCAGCTACTGCTACATGAAGCGCCACTCTAGTAGTGGTGTTACTATCGCAGGCAACCACGAGACAATCTTACAAGAGATTGACAGGCATGCGCACTTCTTTGCCGATGCCAAGAAGCCTAACCAAACGCACGAGTTCTTTACGTCTTACGACATCTCATGTAACGAGGACTTTGCGTTGCACGCTAAGTTCCACGACTGGCCTCGTATTTTCGAGTTCTTTCGTGACCATGACAGTGCTATGGGTAGCTTTGCTACGAAGATTGTCCCAACAAAGTTCTTAGAGTTTAACCCAGAAGGTAAGATTCGCATTCGTTTCTCGCTGATGCCGCAACGCATGTCATCTATTGTCGAGCCTAACACGGCTCCCATTGCTGACCGCATTGCTGCTATCGACGAATTTATTGCTGCAGGCTACGATGTCCATGTAAACTTTAGTCCAATCATCTTATACCAAGGATGGAAGGAAGATTACATTGACCTGTTCCAGCAGCTTGATGCCGGTGTGTCTGACGATAACAAAGAAATTGTCAAGGCAGAGTGCATCATGTTGACGCACGAAGAGAACAAACACAACTTTAACGTCGAGAATAACATTCCCGGTGAAGAGTACCTATGGAATCCTACGCTGCAAGAACCTAAGACTTCGCAGTATGGCGGCTCCAACGTACGCTACAAGAGACCACTGAAGCGAGACGCTATCAGTCAATTCAAACAAATGATGCATGCGGAAATTCCGTGGTGCACTATAAGATACATATTCTAATGCAAACCTCCATTGAATACTTCATTATTGGGATGGCAACAGCCCTCATTTTTATAGTCGGGTGGATTACTGTGTTCATGCTCGTAGGCGTGTACTTAGAGAACCGCTTTGGTTATTGCCACATGATGTCAGACAAAGCCATCCTCCGCAAGGACTTCGACACGGCTACTTACTACAACGAAAAACTGCAGACGCTTGCAAAGCTTATGCGCAAGGTAGACCGCTTACTCTACTTCCAGTTCTTCTGATGTGGTTATTTAAATATCTAGCGATTCAATACCTACTTGCAATCGCCCTGTCTTACGGGACAGTATGGTACTTCAAAACCCGAAAATGATTTACTTTATCTCTCCCCAAACCACATTTGTATCCGACCCACGGGTACAGTACTGCACAGAACAAAATGCATTCGATTACCTCAAGAACTTGCGTGAAATCCAAGTCGACACGGAGACCACAGGCCTCAAGTTTGTGGACGACACGCTCCTCACGATACAACTCGGTACCCGTGAGCACCAGTTTGTATTCGATGTGCGGCACAAGCCGGCGCTTCCACTAGTCAAACTCCTGTTGGAGTCACGTGCTAGCAAGAAGATTCTGCACAACGTGTCTTTTGACTACAAGTTCCTCAAGGCTTACGGTTACACAATGGCTAACGTACACGACACTATGATTGTCGAGAAAGCGTTGACCAACGGTAACGACACTGTCAAAGGTTTCTACAGCTTGGCCGGTTTGCTTAACCGCTACCTAAATGTCCAGATGGACAAGGCCCAGCAGACTACGTTTATCGACCACCACGGTGAGTTCGCTATTCAGCAGATTATTTATGCTGCTAAGGACGTCGAGTATCTGCAGTCCCTACGGGATGCGCAGCTGCTAGATGCTGATAAACAGAAACTTACGCAGTGTGTTAAGCTAGAGAATGCTGCCGTGCTTGCGTTCTCAGACATTGAGTACAACGGCATGCTGGTAGACACCAAGCGGTGGTCTGCCCTTGCAGAAGAGAAACTCGAAGAAGCGCTAGCCCTCAAAGCAGCACTCAATCAACTTATATTAGATGACAGTCAATTTTCAGAATTCAAGCCGCCCGCGTTTCAGACGGACATATTCGAGACCGAGAGCGTGGCACGCCTCGCGTCCATAGACATCAACTGGTCTTCGCCACACCAAACCACACCTATTATCCAAAAGCTTATTCCTAACGTGGAGTCATCGGACACTAAAATCCTGATGGCAAAACACATGAAGGTGCATCCCCTGATTCCACTGTTTGTGGAGTTTAAGGAGAAGTACAAGAAGGCTACAGCTTTTGGCCCTAATTGGTTGGATAAGTATGTAGAGAGTGATGGAAAAGTCCACACATCTTTTACGCAAATCATTCGTACGGGCCGCGTAAGTTCGTCCCGCCCGAATATGCAACAGATACCAGCCGACAATGATTACAGAAACTGCTTTATCGCACCTGAAGGATGGTCGTATGTGTCTTCTGACTTTTCGTCGCAAGAACTCTGCATCATCGCACACGCTAGTAGTGACCCAGTCTGGCTTGACGCCCTTGAGAAAGGACAAGACCTGCACTCAGTCTGCGCCGACCTTGTCTACGGACAAGAATGGCTAGACGCTGCAGACCCGGACTGTGTATACATGTCAAGCAAGCAAAAGTGTGACTGCAAAGGTCACAAATCTTTGCGTACTGCCGTTAAAGGCATCAACTTCGGCCTTGCTTACGGCATGGGTCCGCACAAGTTGAGCGACACGTTGGACATACCTATGGAAGAAGCCCAAGAGCTGATTGATAAGTATTTCAAAGTGTTCCCGTCTATCAAGACATTCCTTGACAAGAATGGCCGCTTTGGTAAGAAGCACGGTTTCATTAGAACAATGGCACCGTACAACAGAGTTCGTAAGTTCCCACTGTGGGCTGGTAAAGCTACCGAGCCTAAAGACATGGGAGCTATCGACCGCATGTCACGTAACACGCCTATCCAAGGTGCTGCTGGTGACATGACCAAAGAGGCAATGGTACGAATCAGACAACTTATTCACGACAAGCGTGATGAGATTCAATTGGTAATGGCTGTCCATGACCAGCTAGACTTTATCGTCCGCGATGAGCTTATCGACAAGTGGTCTCCTGTAATTACAGAGCAGATGGAACTTGCCGGCAAGACTATCGTGACATCAGGTCTGCTTAAGTCCGACACTACTACCTGTAAAGTGTGGGAGAAATAATGGCATCCGCAACACGCCGCGCACGTCGCGCAAACAAACAAAACAATATGAGCACAGACCTTAACTTTGATGAAATCATCAACAGCCTTAACGCTGCAGTACAAAACCTTGACAAGTTTGCGCAAGCAGCTACTCAAGACTCAGACGACAATATTCTACGTGCTCGCCTTACACAAGCCCTCGTGCTTGCAGGCACATCAGTAGAACTCCTAGGCGGCTTGAATGCACAAGCTAAAGCCGCACAGGCTGCACTCGCCAGTCAATCCGACACAGACACAGACGCTAAGGAGGAGAGCGACAATGTCTAAGACTGGTGTATTCTGTACCGGTGAAGCCCCCAGCTATGCGCATGAGGGTGACGCCGGTGCCGACATCCGCGCTAACGTAACCGTTACACTAGAACCCGGCGAGCGAAAGCTCGTTGGGACTGGTGTGCGGATGGCGTTGCCTGACGGTGTCGTAGCAATGGTCTGCTCACGTAGCGGGCTGGCCCACAAGAACGGTGTCATGGTGGTTAACTCACCCGGCATCGTAGACTCTGGCTATCGTGGCGAGGTAATGATTAACCTCATCAACCTTGGCACTGAGCCTTTTACAGTTGAACCGGGAGACCGTGTTGCACAGCTAGTAATTACTCCTTTTGTAAGCGTGCATTTCCTGCCCGTGGAAGAGGAGTTCTTCACGTCCGTCGAGAGCTTCGATAGTCGTGGCACTAGTGGACACGGCAGCTCGGGTATCAAATGATTGTTTCTGTAGAGATGCAAGGACTTAACGATACACGTCCATTCATGCTGACATGGGAGTACAAAGAGAAGTTCTTTTCGCTTGACATCGAGAAGAACATCACGCGTGCTGAACTGGAGGCAGGATGGAATGCCGG